TATTGCTTTCTTTTTCATAGCCATTATTTCTTCTTCTTTTTCTTCTTAGCCATTCTTGCAGTGCTTAAAGCAATAGCGATTGCTTGTTTTCTTGGCTTACCTGCTTTGATTTCTGTTTTAATGTTTTTACCGATTGATTTCTTACTATATCCTTTGATGAGTGGCATTGTTTCCTTCTTTCTTCATAGTGGGTATAACATAACAATTCTAACATTCCAAATCTATATGAATATCCTATACAAGCAAATTTACCACAATGGCATTTCTTTTGATTATGCTTTTCGTGTGTCCAGTTATAATAATCGGTAGTAGATACTGTGGTGCTATTAGGATGACAAGGTGACATCTTCTAATAGTAATTCAAATCCTGCTGATATTGCACTTGTTGCTGATGCTTTACCAATAAGTTCTATATCAGTTTTAGCAGGGATAATCTCAGGTATAAAAAAATTCTTTTCTACAAATCCACCTCTAGTAGTAATGAATGATTTAGTATTCCAAGCATTACCATTATCAATAGCTTTTGTTCTAAAAACAATTTCATTCTCTAGGTCTTTAGAACTACCTACATCAATATTTAATAAATATCCTTTGTAGTTTCTTGGGATTGTGTAAACGCACATTAGAGTTTGACCATAAGTAGCTTTGATAATTGCTACTGATGTTGAAGAAACTGTAATTGTAATATCACCTACATTGGCATTACCTGTATTTGCATTTACCATTCTAGCTCTAAATACTCTAATAAATGAAGTTGTACTTGCAGCACCACCTATAGTTAATGTTTCTGTAGCCAAATCATAATTACTATCTAGTCCTTGAATTTCTACTGTGCCATTATTATCAGATGCGGTATTAGATGATGTAGCAGTTGCAGTTCCTGCACTTGATGGATAAGTATATAAATTACTTCCATCCCAAATTGTTTCAAAAGATGTTCCTACTGAGGGATTATATCCAAACTTCTGAATACCACTAAAATCATCTACTATTCCTTTTTGAACAGGAACACCAAAAGGCAGGTCTATATTTTGGTCATCAAATTTAGGCAACTGGTTCGCCTTCTATTGCAGGTGTGCTAAACTGTCCAATGTTTACAGCTTTAGCATCTATCTCATTGTCAATCGTATTAATCATATCATCATCATCTATAACTGCTCTTGCAATTTGTTTATCTACTTCTTTAATGAAAGTGTCAGATTTGACCCCTGATGCTTTAGCTTGTTGTAAGAATTGTAAGTCACTAGCATAATCTCTTAGATTGAAGCTATCAGGATAAATAATTTCGCCATCAAATGTTTGGTTTTGCCATTCAGCAAATAACTTCCAAATCTGTTCTTCAGCATTTTGTAAGTAGTCAGCTTTCTCAGATAATCTAGCATTTAATAATTGAAATTCAGTTTGTAATGCAATACCTGATTGTACTCTATCTTGGGTTGCTCTTACTGCTCCCATATGTGTAATTCTATTAATAGCTTCTACTTTCATATTAATGTTATTCATAATTCCATCTAATGATTGAGAACTTGGTTGAATAATATAAGGCTTTAAATTTGAATCTAAATCTTCAGGCATTTCAATTATTGAACCTGCACCTGCACTAGCTTCTACATTGGGTGTCTTTACTAAACTAGGGTGATTTGATAATCTAATTAGTTGTTCAATTTCTGAGTAATCATTGTAAATAGCTTTTTGTAATTCTGCCACATCATTCAAGTCACTAATACCAATACCTCGTCTTTGTGATTTTTGATTATATAAAACAACCGCAGGAATCTTGCCTAACATATTTGGCATTTCATCTATTAACATAGGTTTTGCACTAGAATATCCTTTAGTAAAATCTGCAACCTTATAAGTACAAATATCTTCTAAAGTCCATATCCTGATAGTAGCCATATCATCAAATAAATCTTCTAGTAGAGTTAAAGAGGTTAAATAATATTTACCATTCCTTCCTCTTTCATAATTCCAATTTAAAACATTCTCAGGAGTATATAAACTTATATAAGGTCTAATATCTAACTGGATTTCTTCTGCTCTTGATTGTGTTTGTACTGCAGGTTTATCTAAGATAGCCCAACAAGTACCATAGATAGATGAATTCATTTGCATCTCACGAATTACATTGTTGAAAGACCTTCCGTCTAAATCTGCATCATTTAAAAAACTTTGAAGCTGTGGGTCGCCTGTTAAAGAACCATAATTTCTTGTTGGTGGAACCCTAAATAAGAATGATGAATAAATTTGTACAACATTTTTACAGTGGTTATCAACTGGAGTATTTTCTGCTCTTTTTAAATACTCCTCATCACTTTCTAAAATATATCTATTGAGTTGATAACCATTTTGATAATCCTGACCCCCTAAGTAAGACATTAAATGAAAATGCCAATCGTGAAACTTCTCTTGGTAATGTTTGTGCCTTGATGTTAAATAATCTCTAGTATAATTTGCCATTAACTCCACCTTTTAGGTTTACTAGGTTTAAATTCTGTTCTAACAGGGAATAAATACTCAACTAAATATCCTAATGCATCATTCATATGGTCGTAATTGTTGTCCTTGTCAGGCACAGTTGTTCCTTCTTTATAAATTTGTCTTTCAATGCTTTTTAACACATTTTTGCAGTTATTAGCAATAAATAATGTTCGTTCACCTATACCATTCTTTAGTTTAGTGTTCACTGCGTTTATTCTATCTCTAATGAGTGGGTGATTAGTTCTAACCCTTAAATTAAATCCTGCGTTCTTTAAAATAGATAAATCAGTTACTCCACCTGCAGATGTTTTTCTTTGTTTTGCCGCAGGGTCAGGATATACGAATATATGCTTATCTTTAAACCTGTTCTTTATTTCTTGAACCATCTCATCAGTATTAGAGGAGTAGATTACGATTTCGTCATAAACATATACACTATTTCCTTTTAGTTCACATACAACAGCAGACATTGGGTCAATATTGAAGTCCATTCCAATATGCACTTCTGCGTTCTTTGGTATAAATGTATCAACTACATTCTCTTTCCTATCAAAGTTATAATAAATTTGACCTGCATAATTAACAAATGATGCCATATACTCTTGTGCAAATGTTCTATCATCTAGGTCTTGTTTGGCTTGTTGTACTTCTGTTGGTGATACTTGACCACCTTCTAAAGTAGTAAACTGAAATGATTTCCATTGGTTATCATCTTGTTCTTTAGTGAATAGATTGTATGACCAGTTTCCATAACCTCTTGGTGTTCCACAAAATAAAGCTGCACCATTTTTATCAGATAATGTTGGTCTTAATACTTCGTACCAAGCATATTCTTTTATATCTGCGAACTCATCCATTACAAGAAAATCTAATCCCACACCTCTAAGACTATTCTCATTATCCGCACCTCTAAGAGAGATTTCACTTCCATTTCTTAATGTTAATTTTAAATCACTATGGTTTATCTTCTTAATCCATTTATGTTTAATCATCCTGTCTACTAAATCATTCCAAACGATATCTTTAGCCATTCTATAAGTAGGTGCGACATACCAAACTTTTCTTTTAGGATATCTACTAAATTTAGCTAGTTCTTGAATACATAAAAAGGTTTTGCCAAACCTTCTTCCAGTGATTAAAACTCTAAATCTTTTATCACATTCAATTATATCTTTTTGGGGTTTAGATAAAGGCATTATATTTTCTAGTATATTTTATATCGCCATAATAATTTCTTACATAGTGCAAACAACCAACAGAAAAACCAAATGGGAAATTATGTTTTCCACCACTTCCCATATGTACTATTTCTTTAAGACCTCCATATTCATTAATTTTTTCGTCTAATTTTTTTCCTTTAAATGCTTTAACTAATGGACAAAAGAAAACTACATTATCTGCTAATTCAAAAGATTTTAGTAAAAAATTATCATAAATACTAAATGGTGGATTTGTAATTATCCAATCTACTTTTTTATTATATTTAAAAAAATCTTTATTTTTTTTAATTTCGCACCAATCTTTATCGCCATTTAATTGATTATAGAAAGAACCAGTTCCCATACAAGGTTCTAATATTTTTCCTGTTGGTTTAAAATAATCAATAATAAATTTAGCACTTGATATACTAGTCATTACATCGTCATTTGGTGTCTTTTTTTTATGAATGGGTGTACTTACTTTTCCCAAATATTTTTTAGGTTTAATAAGTGTCACTATTCAACTGACCAAGCTAATGGTTGGTTATCATCTGCAATAGTACCGCCATCTGATTGACCTAATTCATTCTTACCAAGCCATATCGCCATAGCTGCATTCCCATTCTCTGCAATCTTCCATTGTATCTGTCTAAGACGCAACTTCTTCACACCTCTACCTTTTGTAAGAAATTCGGAATAACTCTTTCTAAGTAAACTTTCATCACATCCATAGAAGTCTGCTATTTCTTTATTAGTGCATCCATAAGATGCTAATTTTTGAACTTCCTCCCCATTTATTTCGTACTGTTTTGGTCTTGCCATTTTGTTCCTCTTTCATTGGTAGAGTGTACCTATTTTAATTTTGTGCCGCAGTTAGGACAGGCTTTCTCTGTTTTAACTTTGACACCTTCTTCTTCTTTATCAAATGTAAGAAAATCTTCAAGTTCTTTACTATCAAAGCCAGTTATCTCTAAATCCATATTAACATCTAGCAAGTCAGTAAATTCTTTGTTTAGTAATGAAAAATCCCATTCGCTATACTCATTTGTTTTATTATCTGCTATTCTATATGCTTTTGCTTTTTCAGGACTTAAATCAGCAATCAATACTGGTATTTCTTTACATTGTAATATCTTTGCAGCTTCATATCTTGAATGACCTGCAATAATAACTCCTGCTCTATCTACTACGATAGGTTGCTGCCAACCAAATTGCTTAATGCTCTCTACTACTTTGTTAAGGTTTTTCTTTTTTCTTGGGTTTCTACTGTATGGCTTAATATCAGTAATAGCTTTTAATTGAACATTCATTAGTGAAATGTGACTTGTGGTTTTAATTCAAACCCCATCATTTGCATTACCAACTCTAGGCTTCTTTCAGCATCTTCTTTACTTTCAAACATTCCATAATTTACATATGCAGAAAATGTTCCATCCTTGTTATCAATAATGATATAATTCTGTGGTATTTGCATATCTGTTTTACTCATTTAACAATTCTACTCTATGTTTTACTACCTATATTGCAACTATGAATGTATATGGCATTAGTAATAAATCTATCAAGTTTTTGCTTAATTTGTTTAAGTGCAATTCTCGTAATGAGAGTATTGACAAATTTGTAAAAGTAGAATTTCAACCGCAAGACCAAATTTGGGCTAAAGAAATGATGCTTAGACAATTCAGGGATTCTTAGAAATATAATCATCTAATTCTTCAATATATGTTACTGACCAAGACATAGGTTTTAATCCTTTTCTACGCATATCAACATCAGAATTAAATTTCCATTCTCGCATTTCTTCATCTGATTTTTCTTTAATAGTAGCACCTTCATTTAAAAACCCCTCTGCATTGAGCCAAGTGCTAGGATGTTGAGCGAATTCCTTATCCTTTAGTTCATTGTAATATTTGTTATATAACTTGCTAAGTTCTTGCGGTTTTTCTTGCCATTCTTTATTAACTTTAACAAAGTTTTTTCTAGCCTGACCCTTACTGACTTTATAACAGACATCATCCCAAAACTGGTCAAACAATATATATATATTATTTTTTATATGGGTATTAGGTATTAGGTATTGGGTATTAGATGGCATATGCGATGCATATGCGTTAGCATATGCGTTAGCATCAGTAGGGTGTTCCAAATTTGGGATAGTTGGTGTACTAAATGACTTATCTACAACACCCCATCTAATTTCAGCAGCTTTTTTAGCCTTTTCGTGTCTTTCTTTAGAAATTAATATTTCTTTAGAACATCTTTTGTTCTTAATTAATTCATCTTCAATATAAATCTTCCCTTTTTTTATAAGTTCAGATTTGACCTTATCTATTTCTTGATTAAATCCTCTAGTAATTAATTCCCAAATAACAGCATCATCATACAATTTGTCGTCATTGGTGTAGATTAAATCTACAATTCTTCTAAAGGCTAGTTCTGCGTTTGAACTGAGTGTCATACATCCATTTAACATATCGTCTGGAAAGTATGATACGAATATCATCTTCTTGTCCATTATTACCTCCGTTATAACATCTAATACATTTATAATCATTTTCGTGCAACTTTATTGACATAAATTTAGTATATTCTCGCCAACAATCCACACATCTGACTATTTCTTTTTGAATTTGAGGAACGAATCCTCTCATCTTACCCATTATCTTACAAATTCTTCAATAGGTACTAAAACCATTTCAGAAGCATTGTCATCACCACCATTTACCTTGCTTCCTAATTTGTAATATTTTCTAGCCAATACTATGACCTTTTCTGTTGGTATAATTAAAATACCTTCAGTTAATCCATTAACATCTAAAATAAAAACATAGTATTCAGCTTCACTAACGGATATTCCTGATGGTTTACCCCTACATCTAAATTCTATGGCAAGATTTTTAGATGTTTTCCAAATAGAATCTGTTTTAATTTCTACTTTGGATTTGCCTAGAATATCTCTTAGTTCTTTTTCCCTGATTTCTGCTTTTGCCAAATCAATGTCAAATTTATTATCTTTATTGAACATCTATATACCCCAAATATCTTTTCTTGCTTTATAAAGATGATTACTTCGCCAAATAAAGTCATCTAAGTTAGGTTGATATAAAAAGGCAAAGTCTTTAGGTTCTTGGCATAACTCCAATACTCTATTTAAACTTTTTAAACCATTATTTATTTCAATCTCAAACTCATCTGTAAATTCTATTGGTTCAAGATGTGATTTAGTTGGAGTAACAATAAATAAATGGCAATCAACTTCCATATTATAAGTTTCTTGTAATGCCTTACGATAAAACCACTGTTGTAATTTGTCATAATGGTTAATTGCCATTCTGCCTTTAGTTTTTAGGTCATACATAAAAAGTTTATTATCTTTTTTGTAAACAAAATCACTAAAGCCTCTAAATGGTATTCCCATAACTTCTGTAAATAATTCTTCTTGATATGAATGTAGTTCTTTATTAGCAACAATATCTTTTAATGCTTTAGATTGTTCATACATCTTAGGAATTAAATCTACATACTTTTCTATATCCTCCCTAATAGGATGGTCTAAGGTTTCTGTTTTAAATTTAGTTATATATTCTTGTTGATTAACTTCTTTACCATCTAAATAATCCATTAACATAGGTTCTACTGTGTTACCTGCTTGTGCAGGTGGCATAGACCCACCAGTTATCTTATAGATTTTTTCTATAATAAATTGACAAACATAGTTGCGGTAGCCATTTAATTTTGAAGGACTCATTGGCAATAAATCCCATTTTTTAAAGTTTTCTAAGTTCATTGTACTCCTCCCAGAGTTCATCTGCATAGACTTTAGGGTCTATATTTATTTCTTCCCAGTATAATCTTTCACCTCTTTTATGAAATATAGAATGACACGAATGGCATAAAGGAACACCTACACTATCATCTCTAATCATAGCACCAATTCTGTACTTACCTTGCAAGTGGTGAAATTGTATTTGAGAATAGTTTATTTTACCTTCAAGGGAACATATGTAGCAAGATTTGTTTTCACAAACCCACTTCATATATTCCCTATCTTTTACGATATTAGAATGGCGGATTATCTTGTTTGACTTCCGCAATTTCATTATTGATTAAAAAGTTATTAGGTTCAATCTTAATGCTAACCATATCGGTAGGCTTACCACTATTTGTTTGGTCTTTTTTCCAAAGAGCAACCTCATAGGGTGTACCTGCTGTTAAAGTTATATCTTCTTCAAAGACAACTTTAACATTCTTGTAAAGTGGTTGATTATCACCTTCCACCTTTTTATCGTTCTTAAATAAATTTAACCAAGCCATTATAAACCTCCTTTAGTAGTTTGTTGTTTTGGTTGTTCTTTCTCAACTATCTGTTCTTCTGCTGCATAGATTTCTTCTGCTGATGCAATTTCATTAGAACCTGATAGACCCATAAAAGCTAAACTTCTTCCCAAAGCTGTTGTTTGGCAAAATTCAACCGCACTATTCTTTGTAATGATGTTTAGATTTCTTTTCTTCTCAGCATAGCCATCAGATAACATTAACTGACCGCCATCATAATTTAGATAAATTTCTGCTTTAACAAAAACTTTATCATCACTATTTTCTAAGACTTCCGTTTTGATAGTTATTCGTGTACCGAATATCTCTCTAAGTTTAAATAAACGCAAACCCACTGTTGAGTAGATTTTGCCTTTTATATTTACTTTGCCTTCTTTTGAGTTGGCAATTTGATTACGCACTTGTTCTAAACGAATATCGTAATCAATGTGTTGATGATGATTTAACATATTTTACCTCCTGTTTTAGTCATCCGATAATATACTATGACCTCGATTAGTCATACATTTATTTACCATTTTCTTATATGAATACTCCATTTTGTCAGGTAGCCATAAAAGAGATGGTCGTACATACCAATTATAAGCAACTTTAAATCCTTCATATACATCTGAAGTATTTTCATTTGCAATAGCTTGGCAAGTTTGTAAGTCATCATTATACCTGTATGCTACTTCTTTCCCTTTGTTGCCTCTGCTGTCCGTAATGGGATTGTAGCTGCAAGATGTGACCAGTAGTATAGCCAATAATATCCGATACATTTATGTCCTCCTGTTCTTGTTTACATATTGGGTATCTATCAATTCCGTATTTAACATACATCCTAGTTATAAGATGGATAAATGGTTTCTGTTCTTTCTTCATTTTTTACCTCCTGTGGTTCGTATAGTTTACCTAGTGCTGTACATAATGGACACTGATGAACATTATTATCTTCATCATAAACATAGTCATTACCATTACATACTTCACATACTTCTTTATCCATTATTTCCCTCCAAATGTATTATTAACTGCGAATGTAAAAGCATCTGTTAAAGTCATAGCTAAATCCATATCTTTTAGCTTATTCCTAATCTTAACAACATCTGATTTACGCACTTTGATAGTAGTATAATTCTCAGTAGATTTATGTTTACCACCAAACTGTAATATTCTTGCTTTAATGTCAGTCATTATTTACCTCCCTTCTTAAACCACTTAATAAATGAACAATTACATCAATAGTCCATCCATCCCCTAATAAATCTTGGGCTAAATTGTAAGATACACAATTTGTATATCCCGCGGGAACTGTTTGTGCTTGTTCTAATTCTTGCCTTGTAAGAAATCTGCAAAAGTCATCTAATTCTATTAAACCAGAATTTGGACTTCTATCTTGTTTTCTAGTAAGACAAAAAACCTTTTTAGAATTAGTTATATTTTGACAAGTACCTAATCCTTCAAATCCTTTACCTTCATTCCACATTTTAATTCTTGATGGAGTTTTATTTAATTTATATTTTTTACATTCTTCATAATTAGTTTCTTTATAATCTTGGAAATTTATATTTTTATCTAATGGAATATTTACATTAGGGATATTAGTCCAATATATTCTAGGTCTTTTCTGATAACTAACTAACTCAGAATTAATATGAATACCCTCTACATTTAAATATTTATTTAATTGCAGCTCGGAATCTTTTTTCATTCTTACATTTTCTAATAAAAAATATGTAGGTTTTAGTTCTCTTAGTATTCTTAAATATTCATAAAATAATTTTGATTTATCACCCTGTAAGCCTTGACCATTAATTTTCATTTGTGAAAAATCTTGGCAAGGTGAACCACCAATTAATAAATCTATTTTTGGTAAAGTAGATAAATCTATTTTAGTAACATCACCAATATGAATTGTGTTTGGATAATTATGTTTAGTTACTTTTATTGCAGCATCTTTTATTTCAGATGCAAAATAATTATCATAATGAATATTTGCTCTATTAAGAGCAATTTGACCACAGCTCATTCCATCAAATAAAGATAGTACATTCATTAATCAAACAACTCCTTAATAAAATATAAAATAAAAGCGAACATTCCCAAGTGGACTAGAATAGTTAATAAATCGTTAAACATTATTGTTTCCTCCTTTTACCTAAACCAAATTCTGATTTTATGTATTCTTTATTATCCCAAGTAAGCAAAGTATATTCAAAACCACCATCATTTACAGGATTACCATCACCAAATGGTAATTGATAATCCAAAACAAAATGAATTCCGATAATAGTATCGGTATAAATCCAAGCATCTTTACCTTGTGCTTGTGGCTCAAATCTATCAAAGACTTTGTCACCGATTTTATATTTAGCTTCTAACATTTTCTTAACTCCTGTTTTGTTCATATCTATTTTATATATTAATTATAATTTATTGTCAAACATTTTTATAACTTTTTTTATAATTATTTATGAATTGTTTTTTTATTAGAAAAGACTACATTTTAGGCAGTGTAGTGAGTTCATACATATCTTTACATACACTATTCCTCCTGTTTGGGCTATCTTTCACTAGATAGCCCAATATATTCAATAAAACGACTACATACTCGGATTTTTGCTAAGTACCCCCTAGAAACCCCTTAAAACGGAAAATTTAGGTATTTTTGATGTCTATGATTGCACCTTTGACGATTATATGGCAACTACCCATTTCTGTAATAGTTCCTTTATTGTCAAACATTACCATACTAGCGATTTTTATAGATATTTCGTCTTGGGATATAAAATACCCTTTGGCAGCACCAATAGGAGTAGAAACTTTCATTATATAGTCTTTATCGTGCCAACTAGGAGTTTCTGACATATGGTCATAAAATCTAATTGTTAGTTCATCGCCTAATTTATACTTCATTTCTCAATTATAATTATTATACTTTTAACTAATTAACAAATGGAGGACTAAATTTATGTTATAAGGCAAAAATGTATATCTAGTGAAACTTGCAAGGCAAGGTGATTTTTCATCTTGCCTTTTTTATTTTCCCTATTTTTAACTTTGGTTTCTTAATTGGTATATTACCAAAACTTAGCTTTTTAAAAGTACGACCTTTACTACCGATTATTTTTGGTTTTATTAAAACTGATAGTGTGGCGGTAGTGGTGTACATTTAGTGCATTAAGCTATGACCAAACCAAGCAACTAAAATAATAATTGCTAGTTTCCATAGATTACTCCAAGACCAATATGGGTCTAGTTCATCTATTACCCAATAAGCTATTTTCATTAACCATTTCTTCATTTGCTTACTCCTTCTTAAATTTGTCAGCTATCTTCTCGCCTGACCGACCAACAATATATCCTCCAACACCTACCAACACAATATTTAATAAACTATTCTGAACACTCTCAGGAATGTTAGGTGCGGTAAATCCAAACCAATGAGCAACAACCAATCCTGCAAATACTAACATTAATACTGGTCGCCAGTTTCTTTGTAACCAACTACCATTAGCTTCTGCAGTAATTACTTTGGCTTGTGCTTCTAATTCTTTTAGTTGTCCTGAGATTAGTTGCTCTTGGATTGATTGTTTAATCTTTTCTGCTTCAGCTTTGTTATCTATTGTTTTGTCAATAGTTGTAAACAAAGTTTTAATCATAGGTGCTGCAGCACTTAATAAACTTAACATTCTAACTCCTTCATTCTATTACTTAGTTCTGTTATTCTATTAACTATACCTTTTACAGGACTGCGACCTAATTTTGAATCTAATAATTCCGCAGCACAATCAGCATATCTTTTATCTTGTAGTGCTTTTCTTGCGTTTTTAAATCCTAATAGTCTTGGCAATCCCATCCAAAAACATAGTTCTATAACAATGATAAATGCTTCTTCTAATATTGAATTTTCATCTATAAAAACTCTAGCACCATCAATAGCTATATTTATATCTTGCTTAAATATCTCTATGGCTTCATCTTCTGAATATTTCCTATCAGGATTGAATGATGGCATTTCATCTTTAGTAACCAAATGACCATAACAAATAGTCCATAAACCTGCTGTATCTTTATAAGGTATATGAAATCCGTTTTTATCTTTATTGCTGCCTTCGTGTTTTAAAATAGAAGAACATAATTTATCAATGTCCATATTTCTTAATAAGCCTCTCTAAGTACCATTTTGCTTTTTGCAAATCTTCTAGTCCGTTCTTAGATTTATGTCTTACCACATATTTAATTACATTTCCCTCAAAATAATTAAGTTCATATTCTTCTATGAAATCAGATACTTCTATCTTCTTTCTATAATAGCTTGGGTTTATATTGTCTGACATTGTACCTCCTATATTAATACTTCATTCAGAATTTTAGTTTTTATAGTATCACCTTCATAAGTGATTAGTTCACACATTTTATTTTCATAGACATAGAGCAGATTAACATTTAGTCGTTTTTGTTCATCTGATAATACCCTACGAATTGTAGAACCTATTTTTGCACCGCTCATTCTAATACTAGCTGTTTTAACATCTATTAATAAAACTTCCCCAATTTTAGGATTGATAGCTACTAAGTCCACTGCGGATTGAACAGATTTTTTTGTATAAACAAAATAACCTGCTTTAGTTAGGTAGTATTCTGCGATTAATTCTGATGCTATGCCTTTTTGTTGTTTCTCATCCATTAAGAATTTTTGTATTCTGTAGCATCAACACAAGCAATAAAGTATTTGCGAATATGTTGTTCATCTATAATAGACTTTAAGTGATTTCCTTGTTTGATGCAATCATCAACATATTCATATTGTTCATTAATGGAAACGCATACTGAATTGACGCAAAAATATCCCACAAGGAATATTGCTTTAAACATTACTTGATAACACCTAGCAGTTTAGTGAACCCAACAAGTATTGCTACTACAGTTCCTATCACTACTAATACTTTCAACCCACCTTTTGCATATTTAATTGATGTATCTAAATCTTCTATTTTTCTATTAGCATCTTTTAGGTCAGATGTTAAATGGTCTATCTTTTCTTCCATCACAGTTAGTTTGGTAATAAGGACTTCAACCTTTTCACCTAAATCTAACTT